TTTAGCTTTAGCCAGTATTGGTCTAAATCTTGCCATAAATGATCTTTTTCTCGCTGGAATATTCTTTTTAATAGATAGCTTCTTATCGCCAAAATTAACTTTGACTACTCTGCCTGTCTTACGATTTTTTACGAATACTTTAAATTTCTTAACATCTCCACGCATGGGTTTGTTAAGTTTAACAGTTTTATTTTTGTATTTAGCCATGTGGCATAAATATCACAAAATTATCTCTTAAAATACCTTTTTCTCCATTCGTGACAAACATAAGTATCTTTTACACCTTTAGCACCCCATCTACCGCAAAATGATCTAGCATTACTATAAAGCCCACAATCTCCACATGATGCACCCTTTAATGCTTTAGTAAATGATTGAGGTAGAGAATAATCTATTATTTCTCCTGTAGGATAGAAGTTACTTCTTTTATTTTCCTTGTCCACGATACTTTGCTTTCTGTTGTCTTCGTTTATTTTTATTCATTGTTGAAGTTATAGGTCGTCTGCCGATAGATGTACCTTTTTCTGTTTTAGTGTATTCAACAACTGCACCAAATACATTACCCTTTTTTTTTGACATCTTCTATTTCATCTGCTTGAGCATTAATAATTAATGGTAAAGGTTCGTTGTATGTAGTTTGTTCTATTTTATCTTTTTGATCTAAATGTTGTTTTCCTAACCAGATTTGCATAACTACATTTCCAGATAAAGCTTTCTCGAACTGTGCTCTCCTTAAACTTATTCTGCCCATCTCTCTCCCCTTTTTTATAAGGTGGACATAATGCCTTTGTAAAGTCTTAGTAGAAACCTCACAAAATTCTGCAATCTCATCATAAGTGCAATGTAATTGTGCTAATTTCTTTACTGCTTCTTCATCTATTTTTTTCATTGGTCTCGCCATTTGCTTTATTATGTCCTTTTTTAATTTAATTTCAAGTGTGGAGCGTAGGGGTAGGAATCGCACCTCCTATCTAAGTGGGGGTACCACCTAGCCTTTCTAAAGCCTACGCAATATATTCTTTTAATTCTCCATTTATTATATTTTTTAAGGATTTATCAAATAAATAAATATACTTATATTTTTTCATATTTACTTTAGTAAATTCATCTCTATTAAAATCTGAATCTTCTCTATTCTTTTGATTAATAGTTCTAGAATGATAAAATTTTCCATCTTGAGTAAAATGTGTAGCACCTTTAGTTTCGCCTAAATATAACCAATTCATAGCTTGATATATTTTACCTTTATGATTTTGCATAGGGTCAGCATAGCTAATTACTGCTTTTATATTAGGAAAATCTTTTTTTAACTTTTTCATACAGAATGAAACTATTTTAGAAACAGGGTTTTTATGTTTATTTAAAGCAACTCTAACTAATTCACATACTTCATAAGGTGTTAAATTAACTACTTTAGACATATTAGGATTAGCCCCAGAACCGAATAAAACCGAACCTATAAACTCTTTATCTTCCCAAACTCCAAATCTAACTAATTTTCCAGATGGCATAGCTTTAGAATAGTGATAGTTTAATACTGCATATTTAGAAGCTTCATAACTGCAATAGTCTATAAATAATCCTTTATCCATTAATAACTTGGCCACATTCTAAACATACTTCTTTAGTGTCTTGATCTAATTTTCCTTGATCATCTTTATCTGTAGGTTCAAATAAATCTTTATCTAACATAATATCTTTAAGTTCTAATGCATCAAATCCTGTTAAATCTAAATCAAATTTATTATCTTTTAAAACTTGTAATTCAGACATTAATAATTGTTTATCCCATTTAGATTCAGCACCCGATCTATTATCCATAATTCTATAAGCAACTGCCTTATTCTTGTCAAATTCCTTTTTAATTACAAATGCTTTAGTTTTGTTAAGTTGTTTAAGTGCTTTCCATCTAGTATGACCTACTACTATAACATTATTTTGATCAATTACGATAGGTTGATTATTTCCAAATTCTGATATAGAATTTTTAACTTTTTTAACTGCTTCTTGTGAAATTTCTCTAGGATTATCCTTATAAGGTTTGATCTCATTTATATCCATTTCTATTATTTCCATTTTATCCTTTTTTAAGTTGAGTTAATAATTTCCAAAGATTAGGATTTTGTTTAAAAATTTTTGTATAGCCATCTCCTACTACTTGAGCGATAGTTTCTTCGCCTTTATCATGAACTTTAATTCCTGAATAATGTATTATTAAATGAAATAATTCATGGATTATTGTATTAAATAATCTTAAACCTTTAACTCTACTATCAATCACTAGCAATTCTTTTTCTGTTTCAAAATAACCATAAAGATTTTTTAATTTTTCAAACCTGACTTTTATATTCTTTCTGCCATATTTAATGTTTTGTATATTCATCTTTATTTAATGTGGCTCTAAGATATTCTAATTGCATTTTTAATTGTCTATTCTCGATACTTAATGCAATAATTCTTTTTCTGCAATACTTAAAAATCCTTAGAATTGAACTCATTGTATTAATTGTATTTGATGTTTTTCGTCAAATTTATCAATTTTATAATCTTTACCATCTTTACTAAATCGTTCAAAAGAACCCTCAGAACCTTTATGAATATATCCTAAAGCTTTAAGTCTATCAATTAAATCTGGAATTTCTTGATTTTCTTCTATTTCCCATCTTCTTTGAGATAACCAAGTAGAAAAATGAGGAATAAATTTTATATCTTCTATATCTTTAATTTGATTATTATACATTCTTACCATTTGTTCATTAGTAATTTCCTGTATGTTAATTTTATTAAATTCCTTAAAAGCTTTAAATTTTGAACCTCTTTTAATTTTTAATTCTTTCCAAAGATTTTCAAATTCTAGGCTATATACATTATCATTAGGTATAGGTTTAGGTATAGGTATAGGTGCTTGAGTTTTGCTTGTAGCTAAATCTCGTTTTGCTAGACCCCCTTTTTTACCAGCTTCTGCTCTAGCATTGTATTTATTAGTTAAATATTCATGTTCATGTACTAATCTCTTTTGTGTCCATGTATTTTTATTACGATTTTCTTTATCTTCTGTATTTAGTATAAAAAATTCTTCTAAAACCTCATAAACATTTATGCAACAATCGTCTGAAATACATTGGCATATTCTATACGCATTTTCAGTTGTAAATGGTTTAGCATTTTTAGTCCATGCAAAGCTTAATAGTCTAATATATATTCCTATTTTTTCATTTGTTAAATGGACAGTTTCAGCAGTAAATGTATCTGTAAATAATTGTAATGCATGAAATTTATTCGTTTCCTTTGTCATAAAATATATTTTCCTTTTCTAGTTGTTTTATTTTTTCGTTAGCTTCGTCTAATAATTGTAGTTCTGATCCGAACAGCTCTACAAATTTTGTTTTGTTTAAGTGTACTGATTCATTTCCCATATTATGATGCTTTGGACATAAAGGAATAGTTTGATCGTGTGGTGGTCTTAATCCTAATCCTGTATGTTTTCTAATATGATGAATTATAGGTTCAGAAAATAAACCTTTTTTAGAACAAGCAATACAACCGATTCTTTTTAACTTTTCAAATCTTTCTTTGTCTTGCTTTTTCATTTGTTCATGTCTTCTATGTCTATTTCTATCTATAATTTCAAAATGTATATTACTTAATTCAGCCACTTAACTTATCTCTTATTTTAAAAACATGATTTTCTATAGCATTTAATTCTACTTGAATATCATTAGTATTAATATCTCCTTTATAGTCAGATAATTCTATTAATGTTCCTAGCCTAATCATTTTTAATAATCTTTTAAAGGCTCTACGAACATGCATATCTGACATATCAGAAACCATAATCCACTCTTGCTTAGATTTTGAAAAATAATATTCTTCAGGTGTAGATTGCTGAGTTTCATCAGTTTTAGGTATATCTAAATAATCTTCTCCACTCATATTAATTTCTCCTGTTTGCTATTATCTTCTTTATAAGGTTTCCAGTCAAAATCTACAAGTCTATATTCTTTACCATTAAACTTACTTTTAAAACTAGTTTCTGTATAAGATTTAGCAGATTTTAACTTTTCGTAAGGTATAAACATATATTCTTTGCCATGTGTAATACCTAAACTTTCTTTTTTTCTTAAAGCTTTTTTATAAATGTAATCTCTTACACTTACTTTTCCAAGCCAAACTTTATCTACTTGCACTTTGATCATGAGTATTCTCCTTAATTTTTTTTGAAATTAAAATGTTAGTTTCATGTTGAGAAAATAATATCTCTATTATACTTAATGCTTTTTCTTTTTTTAAAATAGAAATATCAGCACCATCTAAAACTTGAAAAGGGTCTCCATCTTGAAAAGATTGTAATCTTACATCTAAAGCATTACAAAATTCTACTAACTTATCTGATGTAATTTTATTAATCATTCTTTCGTATTTCTGAACTTGTTGAAATGTAACACCTAATTTTTTTGATACTTTAACTTGTGTTAGATTTTTTGCATACCTATGAGCAACTAGCATTGAAGCTATCCTTAGTTTATTATCCATGTGTTTTCCTGTGAGTTTGTGGGGTAAGAAAATCGGAAACTTACCCCATTTATAACTAGAAAGGGAGCATAATGAATATACTCAATTTCTTTTTTATCCGATTTAATCATTATCTGCAATCTATTTAAACTCTAGTGTAAGTATATACAAATTAATTTACTTTTTATTAATATTTTTGCTTTATCAATAAATAACACGCTAAAAGTGTTATTACATAGGCTTTATTAACTATTTACATATAAATGAAAATCATGACAAATAACTAAATAACTAAAAAGGAGAAAAAAACATGTACTATAACTTATATACTAAACAAACTTTCTCAGGAAAAAATCTAGAGAAATTAGAAGCTACAAATTTAAAAGGTGGTTTCTGTACTTTTAATCAAGCTAGAAAATTAGGCGGAAAAGTTATTAAAGGTTCTAAAGCAGTAACTAAACTTTCTAGAATGATCACAGAGGGTAAAGAAAACGAATTTAGATCATATTCTGTTTTTCATCAGTCACAAATTCAATTTAACAAGGAGGCTAAATAATGAAAGACAATTTTTGTAGTAGAAGATTTTACATTTATTATTCTGATAAAGATTTAACTAAAGGTGCTCAGATAGTTTGGCTTCCTAACTTAATATCTTTAATTTCAGCTGTACAAACATTTAAAGAAGAAAATCCTGACTTAACAGTTGATGCAATTACAGAAGATGATCTAAGTAAAGGATTATTATTACAAAATAGTAAATTTTAATATTAATAAATAGGGTGGTGTAAAAGCCACCCTTATCAAGAAAGGCAAAAATGAAAAAAGATAAAATAAAAATAGAAGATAAATTAAAAAAACTAGGATTTAAAAAAGGTAAGCCTGACAAAGATGGTTTTGTTATGTTTTCTTTTTCTCCAGCTGACTTAATTAAAAAAAAGAAAGGTAAAAAATAATGGATCTATTAAACGAAAATAAACCTAAAAGCATAAATATTATTAATAAAGCTACAAAGATAACTAAAGAGTTTAAATCAGTAGAGGAATTTTCAGATTATCTTTTAGAATTAAATAAAGATTTATATTATGCTTCTTATTTTTATAACGAAAGTATCTATGGTTTAACTACAAGAATTTGGTTCTCTAAAGGAGAATCAATAAAATCGGATTTGTTTACAGATAAAACATTTTCGCTTAACTTAAAGGAGAATAAATAATGCTTATATTTGGCAAAAGCAAAAGCGATTGGAAAGCAATTGAACTTTACTACAGACGAGAATGGATTTGTTTTGTAGTAGGTCTAGTAATAGGAGTAATAATATGAGTTTAAATAAAGAAATAGATCATTCATTTAAAAAGGTAAGACTAATTGAAAGATTACTTACTTATCATGATTTAAAATCAGATATAGATACATTAATTAAAAATTTAGAAAAAGAAATAGTCTTGCTAGATAAAAATAATGCAGAGAAAGGAGATCATAATGTCATTAAAGGAACAAAGGCTTAAATTTATAAATGATGAATCTATAAAAAATGGGTGGACATTCGGAGATAACAATCCATATTTTGTAGAGGTTATGGAATTAATGGACAAGATAGAAGCCGATACAATGGAAGAATACTTAGAAAAGCTAAAAATAGAAAAGGAGAAATATGAAAAAAATGCTATGTTTAATTATATTCGTACAAGCTTGCGTGTATAAGCCTGTTGTTGATACATCTGGTCGTAGTGGTACATTTGACTATTCTAAATCAAATGAAATTACAAATGATTTACAACATTGTAAAACACTAGCAAAAGATAATACAAATTCTTTATTTGAGACATCTAAATATGCTTGGAATTATTATTTTAGAGCATACACATTATGGTTATCTCCAAAAGCAGAATATAATTATCAAAAAATATATAAAAACTGTTTAACTAATAGAGGACACTCTGTAGTAAATTAGAAAGGAAAAAATGAATAAACAAATAAAAACAGATTATATGATTAAAGGCATGGTTGAGGATTTTAAGAAAAAACCAAATCCTAAGCTTTTAGATCAAATAATAGGTCTAAAATTTAAGCATATTAGACTTAAAAAAGATATTACTGCAGAAGCAGTAATTCAAGATAATAAGTTGTATTTTAAGACAATTTATAGTTTATATAAATTTGAAAAAGGTATAACAACTACAACAGCTAAATTATTTGCATTAAGTAAATATTATAAATATGATATTACGCAATTATTTGAGCGATTAAACTAGAAAAGGAAAAAAATGTATATAAAAACTAAATTAAGAAATAATCTAGAGTTAGATTTTGATGATGAAAAACATATTTATTATCATAAAGGACAAAAAGTAGAAAGTGTTACAGGGATTTGTGGAAAAGGTATTCCTAAACCACAATTAACTAATTGGTTAGTATCAACTCCTATAAGAGCAATTAAAGATTCATTACATAGTATGTTAGATAATGAACAAACTTTAGATAGAGTTAGACTTGAAAGAATAATCCATGAAGCTAAACAAAAAACAAATAAAATAAAAGATGATGCTGGTTTAGTAGGTTCAGTAGTTCATGGTTTAATTGAAGATTTTCTTCAAGGTAAAAAAATTCCAAACCAATCTGATACAGCAGTTATTAATTGCTGGAATATATTTTTAGATTGGTGGAAAACCCAAGAGTATGAAGTAGTTGAATTAGAAAAAAAAATATTTTCTAAGAAACATAATTATGCTGGTACTCTTGATCTTGTCCTAAAGGATAAGAAAGACAATCTTGTTTTAGCAGATATTAAAACAAGTAATCATATATCGTTTGACTATACTTTACAATTAAACGCATATAAAGAAGCCTACGAGGAAGAAACTAAACAGAAAATTACTAAAGGTTTAATTATAAGATTACCTAAAAAAGATAGTAATATAGAAGTTAAGGAACTTCCTTTAAATAAACAAATGTTTAATGCTTTTCTAGGTGCTAAATACTTAATGTTAGCAATGGAAAATAATTAAGCTAAATAAAAAAAGAAACAATAAGGAAAAAAAATGACACAAATACAAGGAACACAATCAAATTTCTGTGGATTAACATTAACTATGTTTTCTACAGGAAATAAAGCACCAAAAATGGAATATAGTGCATCATCTAACAAAGCTAAGTTTAAATGTACTTTAACTAAAAATATGTATGAATTATCGGATATACAAAGCTGGTTAAATTCTCCACCTGTTCAGGAATACGTGAGAGCAGGGTATGTTTTAAAATGGGGTGCTAAAGTATCACAAGGAGAGCCAAACAAATATAGTAATGGTTTACAATTAGAAATAACTTACTTTATGGTAAAGCCATTTAACAAACAGGGATATACTCCTCAACCTCAACAACAGCAAAGCTATCAACAAGCTAAACAAGGTATTCAGCTTACTGATGATAAGTTGCCAGAAAGTCCAAGAGAAGAAATAGATTGGGCTAAAGAAAGTGCAACTGATTTTAACCCAGAGCAATATGAACAAGAACTAGGTTAATGTCAGAAGAAGCAAAATATATACAAATACGACCACAATCTTTTGACCCTCATAAGATTATTTCATATCTAGATGCACTAGATAAAAGATTTGTAAGATCAGAAATAGATTATGATGAAGTAAAAGATCAAGTTCAGGAAGTATTTGATTTTGTTGTTAATGAGAAAATAACTAATGAATCTATTAGTACAACTTTAGCAAAAACTAAAGCTACTAATGATGAAAGATATAAGAAAGTTAAAAAAGAACTTTCAGATAAAAAGAAAATATATCTTTATTATAAAATAGAAGCTAAAAATGGTCATAGTTATTGTGAAAACTTAAAACAACAATCTATTAATAATCTAGCAACTGAAAAGCTTACTAGAGGATAAATGAATTTTACTAACGAAAATTGGATTGCTCCTTTATTTATCAGTTAGTAAATAGAGTTATTAGCGAGAGTTAATAATTTGGCTAGGGTGGTTCCTTAACTGGTTCTGAACTGCCCTAGTTTATAGTTATATCAAAATATTTAAGGCTAGTTTTAGAAGTAATTTTAATTTCTTTATAGTTATAATCAATTAACTCTACATCTTGATGTTTAGTTAAATCTTCAATAGTTTGTAATAATTTTGGTTTAGCAGGCACTACATCAATAAAACGCAATGCAATAAAATGGCCATAAGGATTAAATTTAGATTCAATTTGAAATTCTGCTTCTATAATTTTAAAATCAATATCCATTATGACATCATACTATTTCTTACGCATAATGTCAGCACCCTTTAATCCATAAATTGCAGATACTACTCCAATAAAAATTGCTTGATACCAATAAGGTAGATTTGAAAAATATTCGAAAAACGTGTCTAATTTAGTGCGAATTTCTGGATCGTCAGAAAACACAGACCAACCCAATAACAAAATAGGAATAGAAACAAGAATGAGGACAAATTCGTCCTTAAAACCATTGTCATTACTTTCAATAACTTTTGCTTTAAATGCAATTTCGCCTTTCGCCATTTGCTCTGCGTGACGCATTTGAGCATCTGACAATAATTGTTTTGTTCGTTGTTTATTTTGATATAACTTAGCCCCTGTCTTTACACCCAAAGATAATAAATTCAACCACATTTTATTCTTTCTCCAATAATTCTATTTGCATATCAATTACATGCTTTGCTTTTTTTAAATCTTTAATTTGATCTTTTTTGTCTTTCCATTTTTTATCATATCTT